ACACTCGTGAGAGTGTTGCGCATCACAAACCGATCGACGAGACGTCGATCCAGGATAAAACCGATGTTTGTGCAAACCTCCAGGTCGTAACGACGACTGGAGATCCTCTGATCACAGAGGGGGTCGAGCAAGAGAGCCCAAACCTTGCGTATGTGGAGGTACCGGCACCCCCCACAGTCCAAGAAACCACCATCTTGGATAGGACCTGTGCCATTTTGGAGGCGTTGATTATCGTCATGAAGCACCACAAGACGTCAACCTACCTCCAAAATTTGTTCCGGAAGCAACTCGGGGAATACCTTGATGTTGCGACAATTGGGGACTGGACCGACCGTATAAAATACGTTCTGAACTCTCCCAAGTGCCGCTATCTGAAAAACCCCATGCCTCCCACCAATTCCTTCTCCCCCTTCCAGTGGAAAGGGGCTCTGCGAAAGTGGTATCGTTCCCGAACGAATACATTCTGTAAAAAAAATACACATTTGTGGTACTCTTGGCTCCAAGCGAAGCGGGCAACCCTGCCTGCTCCCTCGGAGATGATCCAAGCCACTTATCAAAAACACTTCGCACAGCTCACCTCCCCGGATCGGGGAGAAGATGCCATGATCGACGAGATCATGAAGGATGCAACATTTGACCGGCTACTCCAGCTGGTCGCCCGTCGCATCTCCGAGGAATTTCATAAGAGAAATCCCCAGTCCTAGACTCCCTCCACCAACGCATGTTGGGAAAAAAGGCGGCACCAAGGCGGTGCAGCTAGGGAACTTGAAGTCTCTTCACTCGAACAACACCACCACTGTAAAGTAAGTCGTGCCCACAGCTTAGGGGACGCCGCAGATAAGAGTGATGACCTCTCAGAGGAAGTTCGACCATACGAAGAGAGAAAATTTTACAAAATCCCCGACTCTGAGAAGATTCGGGAACAAAAAATTAAAAATAAAGAAAAAATAATACAAAAAAGATCCCAGCAACGCTATGAGCGCAGCTGGGAGGGGCGAAATGAGGCGAAGAACACAGACCTCATCCGGCGACTTGCAGGAGCAAGGATCGACATCTCGGGTATCCAGGAGCCGGGTGGCCCCGCCCCGGATCAAATCTCCGGTGGTTTTGGTAGCTTCCCAGAGCTCCACTCCATGGTTTTGGTCCCCCACACTCTCCTCGGGGGGAATCTGGAGTTTTTCCGGGTTGTCACCCTTCGTTTCTGGCCCGGTGGGGACGTGTGGGCTTGCCTAGATTTTCTAGGTGAGAACCTACATGGGCATCCCCTACCCGCCATGATCCAAGGGATCCTCGAACCGCTGAAGGTCCGTGTCATCAGCAAGGGTCCTGCTGTCCCGTACTACGCCGTCAAGTCCGTCCAGAAAGCGATGAACAAGGCCATCCGAGGTATTTCCTGTTTTTCTTTGACAGGGAAGACCTTCGATGTAACCTCCCTCATCCCCCTCATGGAGAAGGCTGAGCCCGGATTTGAGTGGGCGAGCGTGGACTATAGCGGGGCTACCGACAACCTGTCCTGGAAGTATAGTGGGCCGATCTTTGAACGGATTATCCACCACCTTCCCCGGGAGATCAAGGGCATCTGCCGGCTGGTCCTCGGTATGCATGAGCTCCACTATCCTCCTGGTACGGACTTCCTTGCTTGCAAGACCCACGGGTCAGTGGTCGACCATGAGTGTGACGGGCACGACGAGTGCTACGACTGCCGAATGGAGGGTGATCCCCTGAGCGGTATGCAGACATCAGGCCAGCTTATGGGTTCTCCCCTCAGCTTCCCTGTACTCTGTCTAGCCAACATAGGGGTCTACCTTCGCAACTGCCAGGACTTTCAGGTAGGATGGTCCGACGAGGAGCGTCTGGGACACGTCCTCGTCAACGGCGATGATATGATCTACGCCTGTCCACCGAGATCCTGGGCCACTCACATCGAGATCGCCCGGAGGGTCGGCCTGGAGATGTCCCCTGGTAAGTCGTATTTACATTCGACCTACGGGAACATTAACTCCGCAGCCTTCCATTACCCCATCGGCAGGGCCAACGCCACCCCGGAACGTATCCCCTTCCTAAACATGGGGCTCTTCGTAGGTCAGCACAAGGTGGCCGATGCCGAACCCCCCCCTCAGCTTAA